CTGGTATGCGCTGTCAGACCTGCATGTGGTACGTCCCTAAGGCGGGAACGCCGGTCTCCACCGAGAAGGGGTCGTTTGGTCGATGCCGTAGACATGCGCCCACGATGGGGGGCTTCCCAGCCGTCTTCGGCATGGACTGGTGTGGCGACCACCGGTTGGATGAGGGTAAATTATGAGCGAAAACAAAACAGCAAAGACACCAGCAGATGGCGGGGCAGCGTTTCCCGTTGCACATTCGCATCTAATCCAATCAGGTATGTCCCTGCGTGATTACTTTGCAGGGAAGGCGATGCAAGCACTGGCGCAGGGGAATTATTTTGATGCAACCTCAAGGCAGGCTTACATGATGGCAGACGCCATGTTGAGGGAGAGGGAGAAATGAGCAGAGAAGCTATGCAGATTGCTTTAGATGCGTTGGAAGCCAATTTAGGTAATTGGGCGGCAAAAACAAAAGCCGTTGAAGTGTTGCATCAAGCGCTGGAGACAGAGCGAGAGCCTGTGGCGTGGCGTACATTTGATGGTGAGGGTGGTTACGACTACCGCAGTTATGAGATGAATGAGAACTACGACAAAGAGTGGGTCGAGAGAAATCCAAACCATGCCCACTGGGTGGAGCCGCTATACACCTCACCACAAAAGCAATGGGCTGGGCTGACTGATGAGGAAATCTATGAATATGCAGATAAGTATCTTTATCAGCATGGCAGTAATTACGGTATCAAAGCATTCGGTAAAGCCATTGAAGCCAAGCTAAAGGAGAAGAACACATGAGCGATTCGTACGACGATTACGAGGCAAAAATTCAACTTGCAGAACACGCATGGGAAAAACGTGTCGTGAAAACTGAACACGACCGTGCCGTCGAGTTAGGGCAAGCGTATGAGCGTGGCTGGAATGCGGCGTTAGCGCAGCAGGAGCCGGTGGCGTGGCTTTCAACTGACTGTATTGGGGAGAGGTATTTGTGTTTCACAAAACCAAAAGACAACGACCCAGTGCAACCCCTATACACCACCCCACCAAAGCGTGAATGGGTCGGGCTGACTGATGAGGAAATCCAAAAAGTCGTTAGCAAAAAATGGTGGGACTGGGAAGATGCGTTTGATATTGAAGGCTTTAGTCGTGCCATCGAAGCCAAGCTGCGGGAGAAGAACACATGACCGACAGAGAACTGATGCAGCAGGCGCTGGAAGCGTTGGAAACAAACAATCAAGCATGGAAGCAATTAGCTGATTCCGGTGATGCTGGTTTTTGGGAAGCCGAAGAACAACCATTTTACGAACTAAGTGTTAAAGCCATCACCGCCCTACGCCAAGCACTGGAGACAGAGCGTGAATGGGTTGGGCTGACTGATGAAGAGATTCAGGACTTGAGTTATCTGTCTCAGAAAACTGATGCTAGTAATGCAGCGTGGTTTGATCGTTGGGGTTTTGCTAAGTCCATTCAACAAGCCTTAAAGGAGAAAAACAGGTGAACTACTTAGCCACTCATGTTGGCTGTGATGATTGTGGATCTAGTGATGCATTGTCCGTATCTGTTAACGATAAAGGAGAGACTTGGTCACATTGTTTTGCTTGTGGTACGAATACTAAAATGTCTGAACATGATGACAAATTCAGACAAAAGCATACAAAGTCTGCTAAGGTGATTCCAATGCTTGCTGGTAAGTATGAGTCCATACCGCTAAGAAACCTCTCTAGAGATGCCTTAAAAGCCTTTGGTGTGATGATCACTGATGAGGGTGGTGTAGCTTTCCTCTACTATGATGCTGATGGTAAGGTCACTGCATACAAGGTAAGACATGATGCAATGAAGACTGATTGCACTATCAAAGGTGATTGGTCTAAGGCTACTTTGTTCGGACAACATCTATTCCCTAAAGGTGGGAAGAGTATTACCATAACTGAAGGTGAGTTTGATGCTGTTGCTGTGTATCAAATGAATGGTATGCGGTATCCAGTAGTAAGCATACGTAATGGAGCACAATCAGCACTAAAGGACTGCAAGGACAACTATGAATATCTTGACTCTTTTGAAACCATTGTTATCAGCTTTGATGCTGATGAGGTTGGTAAGCAGGCTGCTACGAAGGTAGCTGATCTATTCGGTGCTAAGGCTAAGATAGTCAAGCACAGACAGCCGTATAAGGATGCTAATGATTATCTCAAAGATGAGATGATCAAGGAGTATATTCAGGATTGGTTTGCTGCTGAGGTCTATGTACCTGATGGGATCATTGAAGGATCAAAGTTATGGGAAGAGATCAATACACCAGCCATTAAAGCCTCTTGTGACTATCCTTGGCAAGGTATGAACGCTTTGACCTACGGCATACGTAAAGGTGAGCTGGTGACGTTTACAGCAGGATCTGGACTGGGTAAATCACAGGTACTTAGGGAGATCGTTTACCACATCCTATGTAAGACTGAGGACAACATTGGCTTGATGTTCCTGGAGGAGTCTACTGTTCGCACTGCCAAAGGTATCATGTCTATCCATGCGAACAAACCACTGCATCTACCTGACACAGCGTACACTGATGAGGAGTTTAGAGATGCCTTCGAGCACACTCTTGGCACTAATAGGGTTTATCTTTTTGATCATTTTGGGAGTACATCAATTGACAACATACTATCAAGAGTCAGATTCATGGCTAAAGGACTCGGATGTAGCTTTGTTGTGTTGGATCATATTAGTATTGTCGTCAGTTCTGGCGATGTTGGCGATGAACGTAAAGCATTAGATGAGATCATGACCAAGCTTAGGATGATTGTACAGGAGACAGGGATAGCACTGTTGATTGTCAGCCATCTTAAGAGACCAGATGGTAAAGGCCATGAAGAAGGAGCAGCTACTTCACTAGGTCAACTTAGGGGATCTGGTAGCATTGCACAGTTGTCTGATATGGTGATCGGTATGGAAAGGAATGCACAGCATGATGATGAACGTGAACGCAATACCACCAGGATTAGGGTACTCAAGAACCGTTTCAGCGGTGTCACAGGTCCAGCCTGTAATGTCTACTACAGCCACACAACAGGAAGGTTATCAGAGGTCACACAAGATGAAGACTTATGAAGATTTGAAAGAAGACACGAAACGATTTGCTTTACAGCAGATACGTACAGGGTCTACAATGGGTGAAGTAGTTTGTTCGTTCGAAGAGATCATTAATGAGATCAGAAAGACATCAGACTACGTAGAGGCTATGCAAGATGCTAACAGGAGACCGTAATGGCTGAGGTACAAAGCATTGAAGAGCATGATGATGGAACAGCTACACTACACTTGGATCTTACTGATGAAGAGATTAAGATGTTGATTCAATGGGGTATCAAAGAAGCAATTAAGTTAGCTTTCTTAAAGGAAAAGAACTTTGATTGGAAGGACAGCGGCAGTGAAACAAACACTTAGAGATATGATGAGCCAATGCTGGAACAATCGTATGGATTGTGAGCACTTTGACTTTGAGAAGTTTGCTGAGATGGTAGCCTTCCAAGCCAGTGAAGAAAGGTTAGATCGCTGTATCGAAGCTTTAGAGAGAAGAGGTTATGCTGATGCAGCAGATATCATCAGGGGAGAGGGATGAATAGAGAAGACATCATCCGCATGGCGCGGGAGGCTGGATTGGCTTACGGATCTGACGAAAAGCCATTAGGTTCTGTAACACGCTTCGCCGCCCTTGTTGCCGCTGCCGAACGTAGGGCGTGTGCGGAGGCGTGTGAAGACATAGACACCGAATACGAAGGCGAGGATGTACTGGCAACTTGGTGCGCCGCTGCCATACGAGCAAGGAGTAAACAATGTGGGTAATGGATAGGCTGTTAGCTGACCACGCAGAGCTAAAGAAGAAGTATGATACACTGCTAGAAGACTATCAGAAACTGGTACACAAATATGAAGAGCTTAGTGCTGGACATCGAAACAGACATGAAGCAGACTGTTATCTTCTGCGTAGTCACGAAGGATCTGACAACAAGTGAGGTGGTATGTCATACTCATCCAAGTACACTAAAGCCTCTTATAGAGGATTACGACACAGTGATCGGACACAATCTAATCAGCTTCGACGGTTACCACCTTCGGAGATTGTGGAACATTACGATACCACTCAAGAAGGCCTCAGATACGCTCGTGCTGTCGAGGCTATGGAATCCCAGTATCGAAGGAGGTCACAGTCTAGAAGCATGGGGGAAAAGATTAGGGAATCACAAGATTGAGTTCCAAGACTTTACTGCTTTGACACAAGAGATGATTGATTACTGTATCCAGGATGTCAATCTTACTGGTGAACTTCATCGCAAACTGTGCGGAGAATTGAAGGACTTTTCACCACAAAGCATTGACATCGAACACAAAGTACAGTTCATTGTTGCACAGCAGGAAAGACATGGATTCAAACTTGATATACCACTATGTACTTCATTTGTCTCTGATCTTAAGACAAAGTTATCTGCCATTGAGGAAAACCTACAGACTATATTTCCACCGATCATCACTGAACGTGTTAGTGAGAAGACAGGTAAGAAGCTAAAGGATCATGTTGAAGTGTTTAACCCAGGCTCCAGAGATCAGATAGGACGTAGACTGATATCTCTAGGATGGAAGCCTGATAAGTTCACTGAGACAGGTAAGCCAATGGTTGATGAAGTGATCCTGTCTAAGTTATCCTATCCAGAGGCTAAGGCAATGGCTGAGTACCTACTTATCCAGAAGCGTATAGCACAGTCTACATCGTGGCTAGAGCACGTTGCTGACGATGGTAGGGTACACGGTAAGGTAATCACTAACGGTGCTGTCACAGGGCGTATGACGCACCACAGCCCTAACATGGCACAGGTTCCTGCTGTCAATGCTGAGTATGGTGAAACATGCAGACAAGTATGGACTGTAGATCCTGGTAATGTCTTGGTTGGTTGTGATGCTTCAGGCTTAGAACTACGTATGCTAGCTCATTACATGAAAGATGATGAGTACACTAAGGAGGTGATCAATGGGGATGTCCACACTAAAAACCAACTCGCTGCTGGTCTTGAGAGTAGGGCGCAAGCAAAGACGTTTATCTATGCCTTTCTCTATGGAGCAGGGCCAGCTAAGATTGGATCAATTGCTCAAGGGAGCGCCGAGGAAGGAAAGAAACTCATCGCCCGCTTCCTTAAGAATACGCCAGCTCTCAAAACACTTAAAGATAAAGTTAGCAAATATGCAGAGAAGGGGTATTTACCTGCCCTTGACGGTCGTCG